GCCCTCTCAATCCTGATTTATCTTGGTTTAAATCTAAGATTGGGTTTATTGGTCGTTCTGATTCTTTCATAATTGCTCTATTTGTTCTTCCGTTAATACGTAATCCTTAATCAATTGTTCCTTATCAAATTTGCCAGCTTTTATCGCTTCTAATGCCTTAGCGAATCTTTCAGGTGTAATCGGTTGTTTTTGTTTTATTAGTTGTGTTTGAAGCACTCTAATACCTCCCACAACTTTTCCCATCATTTTAATTGAAGAATCGAAAGACAATTCAATTTGTACTCCAATCCAATTTCCTATATTTCTTGCGCTTGCCGAATCTAAAGACTTTTGAATCTTGATAATATCCGTTATTGTTTTACGATTAATAGAGTTTATTACCATTGATTTAACGTCCTCTTCAAAGTCTATAAAATATGCATCCGTCTTATTTCCGCTAACATCTACACCACGTGCATAATAAGCATCCTTTATCGTAAGTATACACTTACCCATTTCCGATACAATCGTTTCAACGTCTATTCCTGCTAGATGCGTTGATTTACGATATTTCATGCAGTCAATTTCGTGTTCTTTGTTCATACTTTTATTTTTTTAATATTAATAAATCCATCTTAAAAACTTTCTAATCAAACCAACATCGCTAACTTTTTTAGTAACTTGAATAGGCTTTACTATTTGTTTTGTAGTTGGTCTTGATGATTGCTTTACTATTTTTTTTACTACTGGTTTATTTAATTTGTTTAATTCCGTATTTTTAATGTGCCCATATTGTGTTGTGTGATTTTCTAAAATTATTTTTTTAGCTAATAACATGGTTACCGGAATTCTATTATTCCATTCGTAAATTGGACGTTTTCTATTGTCGCTTAAATTTTTAACAATGCCTAAATCTTTAAGCGTTGTCTTTGTTCTATGGCTTAACTTGAACTTTGTTAACCATTCTACTTGGACAAAAACATTTGATTCAATTTCAGCTTTCGCCACTTTCAAAGCATCAAAATACTTCTTTGTCATTCTTTGACTAATTACTCTTTCTTTGTTCATACTTTTATTTTTTTAAAGTTATACAATCCAAGCAACAAGCGGTCGGAATGGACTTGTTAACTTGGATTGTTTATCTAATTTTTATCTTTGGATTGGTTTCCGACCTTTATCCGATATGCAAATATAATACTTTTTATTTAATCTAACACAATTCTATTAAATTAATTTCATCACTTCTTAAAATGCAGCCGGTTTTGAACCAGCAGTCATCTTTAGCTATCTCTATTGCTTGCTCTTCACTTACTGCAAAGGTCTCAATGAAATATGTTTGCTTGTATTGGATTCTATATCGTTTCATATTAAAATAAATTAGATAGTTGTGACTTGAATACTTCAGTTATATTTTCCGAATCTTTACCATCTTGCATAATATCAAAATCAAAACCTGCTATCTTGCATATTTGTATGTTTTGAAATATCTGTAACGGCTTAATGGTATCAGTCTTTTCTTTTACTTCAACTAATTTAGTTCTGCAGCCATCTTTTGCAACCAATAAATCCGCTATGCCATTTTTATTTGTTTTGGATAGTTTAATCACACAATAACCTTGCGCTTCAAAATCCTTTATTATTTTACTTTGAAATTTTGACATTGAAATCTTTTTTAAAATAAGTACTCGTATAATTTTTCTTGTTTTGAACTGCTTTAAATATCCGTTCTTCTATTCCACTCTCCGAAAATACATAATAAATATCATTCGATAAACGTTCCATTGTGGTTAATCTATCTCTTGACTGCCAGTAAGAAGTAGCGGAGTAATCCATATTGTAATAAACTAAATATTTTGCATTTTTTAAGGATATACCCTCACGACCTGATACAATTTGTAAGGCTATAACCTTACTTGTATTGTTAAATTCGTCTAAATCCGTTGTTAATTCGTCTCCATAAATATCTTTTAACGCTATTAATTCGGCTTTGAACTTGTAAAATATACCTATCTTCTCACCTTTAAACTTATCAAATATAAACTTTGCCTTTGAATCATCAATTACCTTTGCGTTTCCGCTTTCAAATTTAATAGTTCCGCTATAAAGTTGGTGTAATTTACTCATCAATTTAACGGCTGTATCTGCTAGTATTGTTTCATCTTTACCAATCACAACTAAATCCTTTTTAAGTTGCGCACATAGCTTGTAAGTAGTATCTGACATCTTACACTTAAGTATATGTTCGTTAACTTTACTTGTAAATCCTGCTTTTTCTTGTGTAAAAGTTAACATATACGGCTCAATAACTGCTTTTATTTCGGCTTCTTTGGCGCTTGAATAATCATTTACCATTCCGTAGCCTAAATTCTTCTGAGTTACATTAACAAAATCGTGCGCAAATTTATAGAAGTTAGGATATTTAAACGGAGAAAATCTACTCACCCAAAACTGGTGATATATTTGGCTGAAACTTTCAGGTGTTGGCGTTCCTGACAATAATATAATAGGCAAACTAGAAAATCTAAACTTAAATTCCTTTGCATATTTACCAGCCTTTGGGAATGCTCCAAACCTATGCGATTCATCGTGTACAATTAAATCAAAATTACCTACAGCTTTCGACATTGACTCGTTATTAATTACGGTTAATTCAAACGAATCTTTATAACCAAATTTAGCATAGTCCTGCAGGATTGAATCAATAGCTTTCTTTTTAGTTAGAAATAGTACGTTCTTAGCGTTATATAATTTGCAAGTATTCAAAGCCATTAAAGTTTTACCCGTTCTAACTTCCGCAGAAATGTACACTATATTTCTTTGCTTCAAAATTAGTGCAGCTTTCTCTGATATTTCTATTTGATAGTCTCTGAGTTTCATTTTTTACTGCGTCTTAAATTTTCATCTGCTGTAATTGCTCTTAAGCTAGTATTTTTTGAATGGTAATCCTGCCAATCTGCTATAAATTCAGCATCGTTAAAATAATGCTTTACATTCTTTTTATAAATATACTCATGTAATTCATCAAATGTAACATTTTTTTGAGTCATATAATTAAATACTACAAATCTAAAATCAGGATTGTAATGGTCAATATGTGTATTTGTTTTAGTTAAAACTATATTACTTAATTCGCATCTATCCACTCCGTAATTAATCTTACTTCTAACTGCGTCTATTTGCGTTTGAATATGATTTCTAAAAGCCTGCAGGACTTCTGATTTTTTACTTATTTCTTTAGGGAAATTCATACTTATAAAATCAAAAGTTTTATCTACTCGCATAACTGCAAATGAAAATCCCCATTCATTTTTAGCTTTAAAAAAATAATCAAATCCACCTTTAGATTTTTCCTCCCATTTAGGGTGTTCTTTAAAAAACTCCCATAAAAAATAATAGTCTGACTCATCCCAAACTGCTTCATTTGCTTTTAAACTAGCAAATATTTCTCTTACTTTTTTTATATTTCTCATCCTTCAATCTTTTTAATCCAGTTAATAATCGTTTGTCTAGAAACCTCTAGTATTTCGCTTGCTGTAGTTCGATTCACTTCGCTATCTTGTTCGTACATTGCTTTGAATTTATCAAATCCATTCAGTCCATCCTTAGATACCTTTCTTAATTCGTTCTTTTCTTTAGCATCTTGCTTAACTAACTTTGACATATTAATAAAATAGCTAGATAATTGCTCCGCTCGCAGTATGCTATCTTTATTTACTTGTAATGCCTTGTAATTGTCATCAAAATAAGACCATAAAGAGTTTAGTAGTAGCGCAAATCTAGGAATATAACTCTTTTGCTTTGGTATCATTGACTTCATGTACTCATTTTCCGAGTCGCTGTTTTGATCATCAGTAAGTTTATCGTGAATTCGTACCCATTCTTTATTTGATTCAGTAGTAAATACCATTTTAGCCGGTATTAATTCCCCCGCTTCATTGAACTTTAAGAAATTACGCTCTATTTGTTCTTTAAATATTAGCACAAAATTACGATACCACTCTATTGTTTCGTAATTAATATTTGATGTATTGTATTTATTTACCTTTAATTCAGGATATGATATCAAAATCCTATCTACAAATCCATTTTCTTTGTTTACACCAGTAGCAAAATCTTCAAATATACTAGGTTGAATACCACCTAAAACCGGTATAAATGGTTTGTCTACAAATGCATTGTTCGCCGTACGTCTATTAACCGAAATGCTTTGACCTGACCAACTAGATAACCAAAATTCTAAATCCGAACCGGCTCGATACTTATTCATATCTTTAAACCAACCGGCTAACTCATCTTTAAATACACCTATTGCGTTAGGATTTGCCTCATGCAAATCTATTAATGCCTCTAGTGTAATGTCACCTACTATAAACTGCTTAGATACCGGCTTTTGTATCTCTTCAGCGTATGCCTTTTCTTTCTTATCTAAAGATTCATACTCTACCCATTTAGCATAGTTACGTTGGTAGTTCTTTTGCTCCTTTACATTGCATTCTTTTAGTGGGAATATCATTTGATTTATACTTGGCGTCTTACCAATACCCGGCTTTCCAACTACTGCAATCCAAATAGTAGCGGTTTCAATCCAACCCGGCTTAACTTCAATTACCATACTATTACCTATTATGGTGGATAGCATCCACATAAACGCACTACCCATGTAATCAACTGACATTCCTAAAGTTTCTGCCGATTCAATTATATAAGATTGTATTTCATCAGGGAATATATGTATAGGGAATTGAATACGTGTAATTACAATATCTTTAGGTGTTTGTTCTATCTTCTTTATTTGTGGTATAGCTGCTATCTTACGGCTTCCATATCCATCTTTATACAATTCGCTCGCTGCCTTTGCAAAGTCTCCATGATGGTAACGATACGCATATATTCCAAATGGAGATAATAACTTTTCGTTTGGATAATGCGTGCCAGTAGTAAATAGAAACATACAACCACTATCTTTAAATATATATCCTGAATGTGGGGATTCTGCATTGTTTCTTTTAATTACATAACTCTTTGCTGTATTACGAACTATCTCAAACTCATCTGATACTATGTCTAGCGCATTCTTTTGGCTGTTAAAGTCATCCCAAGGGGTTATATCCGTTTCGTTAGTTTGTTTATACTCGCTCTTTGTTGGGGATTGAGCGAGTGCAGGCTCTAGATAATTATAAGTTTTAGATATAGTCCAAAGAATTTCCCTATCATATTCGCTTATTTCTTGGATGTCATGGTATTCACGTTTGTTAAAAAAGTAATCATATAATACAACCATTCCACCTTTACCTCTTGATTCAAGGATAGCCTCTTTACCACCTTGTAACTTAGCTATTTTAGTGTTTCCTTGTATTGTTTTGCATTTATAAAGGATGTGATACCCTGCATTCTTTGTTTTAGCTATCACAACTTTCTCTAGGAAGTCCTCTATATTGTCAGAAAGAAAAGATATGTATTCGTCAAACCATTCTTTCTGCTCTTTAAAGCCTATTATAACCTTTAAATCCACATCAATGCATTCGATGTCATTATAACCGGTAACCAATCCGTAAAGAGGGCTATTCAATTGTTCTACCTCATCACTTGTTCTGTGTTTAGATTGGTAATCCTGCCATTTACCAATAGGTCTTTTTTTGTCATCCACTGGAATGATAGAGAATCCAATAGATGCAAGTTTTTTCAAATAACTTTTTGTAATCATAGATAAATTTGTTTAAATAAAAAAAACTCTTGCCTTCAGGGTCGCATCCGTCAGACAAGAGTTTATAACTAATTTCTTTTTGCTTATGCGACAAGCTATGTAAATATACGACTAATTACTAATTAAGTTACATTTTAACAATAAATTAACAATTATACTACTTTTTACTGTAAAGAGGTGTAAAGCAACTTTACAGTAGTTTTACACCATTTTTCTAGTGTTTATAAGGGTTTCGGCGTGGTGTAAAGACCTTTACAGTAAAATTTTACAAATCGAAAAAAAACATTTTTATTTTTTAAATTTTACTGTAAAGACAATTTTACACTTTACACTTTACACCTACCCTAATATTAAACTTTCTTCCATCTCAAAATAATTCTCCACGTCTCCAGTCCTATCCAAAACTTTCATTTGAATTTCTCGCAAATCTTTCACAGTTGCACAATTAATTACCGCATATTCCAACCAACTTAATGGCTGCTTTTTTTCGCTATGCACAAAACAATCGTTTAAATTATCCGCTATTTCTTTTGTGTAAAGTTTAAATAGATCATCATTTTTAAAATCCTCGTATATTCTCAAGTAATGTAATATCGTTGCGTGGTCTTTTCCGCCAACGTAAGAACCTATTGTCTTTAAATTGAATGTTGTATTGAGTCTTAGAAATACCGCAGCGTACATTCGCTTATAAACAACATCTCGTTTCCTTGTTATTTCGCAGATTCCTGATTCTTTAATTATCGAAATTGCTTTTTCAATGTCTAATTTATTTTTCATACTTTCTCTTCTTTATTAATCTCTTCCCATTGTAATTCCAACCATTGCAAAAATGCTCTTTGGATTTGGTTTTGTTCGTCTATTACTCCAATGCTTGCCACATCCATAAAATGCTTATCTAATCTTCGTATTGCTCTAACTGTTTCGTTTTGCAATTGCTTTGCTCGGAATGTGAATGGCAAGTCTTCTAATTGGTCTGCTATAGCCGGTAAGATGCACAATGTAGATGTTAGGTAAAAATGTTCTTTTGTCATTTTGTATTAATTAAATTTATTACTATCAACGCACCGATTGCATATCCAACACTCAATGCAAATGCTTGCTTTATCCTTTCGCTCCAAACTTTAGTCTCTACCATATAACCAATGAAAGGTAATCCTAAGAATGGACTAATTGCAGCAAAGAATAACATCATATATGTGTCGGATTCCGCCACGCTTCTAATGTAGAAAGTTGAACAGATTTCGATTAGTAATGCGGATGTTGCTATAATTATGTATTTTTTCATTTTATATTTTTTTACGTATAATTTATTTCAAATTGTCGATATTATATTCTTTTAGATATAATTCAATAACTCTAATACTCTTCGCTAGGTCTTCGTGAAAATATCCTTTCTTTCTGCATCTTACAATCCGTTTAATAATGTCGAATTCGTACGCATTCAATTCGTGATGTTGAGCGAATAAATACAAGCTGCCATTCTCGTTGTTGTAATGCGCATCTTTTGCTTTGTACCCATCCTTTAAACTCATATAGTTCTTTGCTCGTTCTTTCGCTTCTAAATCGTTAT